CTCGTAGACCTCCCTCGCCGTCCGCTCGGTCGCCTCGTAGACCTCCCACGCCGGCTTGCAGTCCATTCCGAGTAGCAGCGCTGCCTTCTGGTCATTCGTCCTGATCATCGGGTCTTCCTCCTGCGTCGGTGCTGCTCCAGCGAGGCGACGCCGGGCGGTAGGCCTTGGGCCTCGCGTCGTGCCTTGGCCATGGGGCAGGTGGCGAAGTGCGGCATGGCTCGGCGCTCGTCGGCCATGGGCTGCTCGTCCTTGCGCAGGACCCGGGCGAGCAGGCCGCCGGCTGGTGTCCGGCGCCACGCCACGTTGCCCTCGTCGTTCTCCAGGGGGACGGCGTCGAGCGGGATCCATGTCGGTGGCCGGCGCACGGGGGTGTCCTCCAGGCGCCAGACCCTGGCCATGACGATGGCGCCCTTGCAGCCCTGGCACAGGCGCAGGTCGGACGCGGGCAGCACGGCTACCAGCCCGGGTCGAACTGCTCGTCGGGATGGTCCAGGGCGTCCAGGGCGTGCTCAAGCTCGACCACGGCGTCTCGGAAGGCGTCGTGCGCGGCAGCGCGGGACTCCCCGGGCGGGAGTGGGGCCTTCCATCGGTCCACGACGATCCGGGCCCGCGCGACGACGGCAGCGGCGAGCGGGCGCCACCCGGAGCAGTGCTCGCAGCACGTGCCGGCCTCGGCGGTGCAGTTGGTGTCGATGCAGTCGGCGTCGTGGTCGTGCTCAGGCGCGCGGTCAGGCGACATGGCGGGGCCTCCGTCGGTCGGGGTGGAGTTGGAGCCGGGCAGGGCCTCCGCGGCGCTCGCCGGCGAGGCGGGCCTGGAGGACTCGGGCGTAGGGGTCGCGTCGGGCGTGGAGCCACTCGGCGAGGCGTCGGCGGAAGGTGCGCATGCGTCGTCGTCCTTCGGTTGGCAGGGCACGTGATGGGTGCGGCCGGCCGCGAGGAACTCGGCCGAGAGCGGCAGCCCGCACACGCACCGTGCGGGCCTCATCCAACGGCGCCGCATCGTCGCTGGTCACAGGCTCGACGGGCGACGAGGCCTCGGCCGGGCGCTCGCGGCCGATCTCGTAGCCAAGGCCGGGGTTGCCGTAGGCCTTCACGGGGCGGCCGCCAGCGGGATCTGGTCGCACTCGGCGCAGCCGGCGCCGTCCGCGGCGAGGATCCGGCCGTGCTCGCAGCGCGGCCGGTCGGGTGCTGCGCGTCGTCCCGTCCCCTGGCCCTTCGGGCCGGGACGGGTCGCGTTCCCTTGGGGGGGCGTTAGTAACGGCGTTACTGACGCCGTTACTAACGCATCTCGCTTGCGTGCGCGGTGACGGGCCTGCCGGTCACGGTTGTGGCGCCGGGCGCGCTCGGCCTGGTCGGGTGTCTCCTGCCATCCGAGCAGCCTGTCCTCCAGGAGGTAGCCGTCGGGGTGCTCGGTGAGCAGGCCGTCCTGAAGCAGCCGGGCCAGCAGCCGCTTCCCGATGCCGATGCGAGGCAGCGCGGCGGCCGCGACCGTGCCGGGCGTGCCGGCGCGCTGGCAGTAGGCGGCCACGGCGACGACGGCGCCGAGGCCTTCGAAGCCGGCGTGCAGGAACCGTGGGTCGTCGGGGTACTCGTCACCGACTCTGACGAACGCCACGGGCTCACATCTGCCTGCGGCACAGCGCGCACAGCGGCCGCTCGCGCATGCCGTACGCGGCCATGAGGCTGACGCCGACGAGCAGGCCGCCGGCGAACGCGCCCGCCAGGACGTAGAGCAGGGTCGAGAGGGTCATCGGGCGGTGCGCGGGTCGTGGATGCCGGCGCGGGTCGTGCGGGGCGCCGTGGGCACGGTGTGTGGGCCGGGGACGTAGCCGGGCCGGCCGACGCAGCGTCGGCCGGGCACGTACGGCAGGCCGCACGTCGTGCTCACCGTCGGCGTGGGCGTCGCTGCCGGCGCGGCCGAGGCCGGGCCGGTCACGACGACGGCGCCGGCGAGCAGGACGGCGAGGACGAGGGCACGCTTCACGGGAGGGTCCTTTCGGTGGAGTCCAGGAGGGCGGCGGCGCCCGGGGGTGCGGGTTCTGCGTCGGGGACGTCGGCCAGCCGCGACTCCACGTCGGCGTCCAGCTGCTCCAGGCCCTCGACCAGGCCGCGGGCGATCTCGGCCAGGTAGATGTCCGCGGCCAGCTGCGTGACGCTCAGGGTCTGGCGCAGGTCGAGCACGGACCGGACGGCGTGACGGAGGTACTCGGCGCTCCACAGGTGCTCGTCCGCGCCGCTCGCGACGGCGTCGAGCAGCGCGGCCCGGGCGGTGTCCCGCGGCGGCCGCGCCCGGAACGTGCGCCGGCGCGGCGGCGCCGGCTGGAGGCCGTTCGTCCGCGACGCCGTCACAGCACACCTGCCTGCTCCAGCGCGGCCAGCGTGGAACGCAGGCGCGCCACGGTCTGCTCCGGCGTCTCGCGGTTCAGGGGGCCGATGTAGCCCAGCGCGTACGTCATGGCGTGCTCGCGCCAGAACAGCTCGGAGCGCTCGCGAGCACGGGCCGCGTACGCCGCGACGTCGGGGTTCGGGATGACGTCGGCCGGCTGCCGGAACAGTTGGCTCACGGGTGGCCGCCGGTGAGGATGGCGCGCAGCGAGAGCCGCTTGAGCCTGGGCAGTGGCGTCCCGGCCGGCGCGGTGCCGCAGACCCAGGCGAGGGCCTGAGCGTGCGTGTCGAACGGCGCCCAGGCGACGAGCTCGTCCCGCGGGCTCAGGATCTCGACCTTCCACCACGAGCCGTTCCGGGCCTTGCGGATCCGCGCCTTGAGCGCCGGGCGGCGGCTCACTGCGCGGCCGCCGTCGACGAGGCGCCAGCCTGGGCTCGGGCCTGCTCGGCGTAGGCGAGCAGGACCGCACGGTCCCAGCGCCTGTAGGCCTTCGGGTGCGGACGCCAGGCGGGCAGCACGCCGTCCGCCTCAAGGCGCTCCAGCACGTCACGGGTCACGCCGAGCAGCGCGCACGCCTCGGCGGACTTCACCCAATCGGGTTTCATTGGAGTCATGCCGGGGACAATAGATCAGCGCACAGTGAGTTGCAACCAATGTAATCCTGGCGTGTTGTTGGTCCTGGCCGGAATTGGGTGCGAGGCCCGAGGGGCTCGCCCGGCGCGGCGTGTCGCGCTCCAGGTTGAGCGTGAAGCCGAATAACGACACTTATCCTTCACCCGGTCGGCGTAGTGCCAGGGCGGCCGTGAACGATCACACTCAAGATCGCGTAGCCGCGGCCAGGGCAGCGTGATCATGATGTGGAGACGACACATGGGGGACCGCGAACGACTCTCTGTTCTGCCGTACGACGAACTGGGCGCCGTAGGCGAGTACCTGCTGGACTGCCGGGACAGGAACCTGTCCCCGCGCACCATCGTCCTGAAGTACCAGCGCCTGGCGGCCATGCGCCAGGCCGTGGGCGTCCCGCTGGAGCAGCTGGACGAGGACGGCGCTCGCCGGTGGTGGCGCGGCCTGACGAAGCGCGGCGTGACCCCGCAGACCCGCGGGATCTACCTCTCGCACGCCCGGTCGTTCTACACCTGGGCGTGCCGCGAGGACGTCGTGTCAGCCGACCCGACCCGCAAGCTGATGCCGCCCAAGCGCCGGGTCGGCACGCCGCGGGACCTGGACCCGAACGCCGTCCTGGGCGTCATCGGCCGCGTGCCGGTCGCGCAGGTCCGGCTGGCCATGTGCCTGATGCTGTGGGGCGGCCTGCGGTGCGCCGAAGTGGCCGAGTGCCGCGGCCAGGACGTCGTGACCCGCGGCGCCGGCGAGGACGTGCTGAAGGTCTCGGGCAAGGGCGGCCGCGAGCGCGTCGTGAAGCTGCCCGCCTGGCTGGCCGAGGCCGTCCGAGCGCGCGGGCAGGGCTGGACCTTCGCGTCCGGCCGGCGGGAAGGCCCGGTCGCGCCGGGCACGGTCGGCCGCTGGGTGTCCGACGCGCTGCGCGCGGGCGGCGTCCAGGCGACCGCGCACCAGCTGCGGCACACGAACGCCACGCAGATCTACATGGCCCACCCGGACCCGCTCGCGCTCCAGGGCCACCTGGGGCACGCCACCCTGGCCACGGTCCAGGTCTACGCCCGGTCGGCCGGGATGGCGTCCAGCCTGGTCGCCGGCCTGTTCGGCGGCGGCCGGCCGCCAGCGCTCGACGAGGCGGCGATCGTCAGCGAGCAGCTGGGCGATCCGCCGGCGGCCTAGGCGCCGGGTCGTTCTCCAGGCCGTAGACGGCGAGGACGCCGGCGACGGCGGCGCCGCACGTCACCCAGGCCTGCCAGGGGTCGGGCAGGACTCCCTGGGCGACGATGACGGCGGCCGCCGCGCCGGCGGCGCCGAGGGCCTTGCGGACCTGGCCGATGGTGAGTCTCACGTCGTCCTCCTGATCGCGGGTCAGAGCAGGCCGATGAAGTGGCCGCCGGCGACTCCGGCGGCCGCGGCCGCGCCGGCGGCCACCCAGACCCGGCGTTCGATGACGCGCAGCCGGGCCTCGTGGTCGGCGGCGTCCACGACGGGCCGGGCCTCAAGCAGGCGCAGCCGGGCCTCGTGGTCGTCCACGCGGGTGAGCGCCAGGTCCAGGCGGACCTTGATCTCCACCACGAGATCACGCAGGGTCGGGGGCTTGCTCGTGTCCTCGTCGCTGCTCACGCCACCTCCAGGACGCCGGACCAGCGGGTGTTGGCCAGGGCGGCCGCCGCGGCGAAGTTGGTCCCGTCGCTGTTGGAGAGCTCGATCACGCCGGCCGAGGCGAGCGCGGTCCGCAGTGTCCGCACGTTCTGCGCCGAGAGGGCCTGGCTGGTGCCGACGGTCAGGCTCAGCGGCAGGGTCACGGAGACGATGCCGGCGGCCGTCACGGTGCCGGCGCTGAACACACCGCGCACCAGCAGAGTCTTCCCGACGAGGGCGTAGGCGGCCGAGACGGCGCCTGCGGTGACGTTCGTCAGGGTCGGGGTGTAGGCGGTCCAGGCGACGCCGAGGGCGGCCAGGTCCGATGCGTCGACCTTGGATCCAGCTTGGATGGCCACGGGTTCTCCTACAGGCTCCAGTAGCAGGGATCCGCGAGGGTCACCGCGGAGTTGATGGCGTGGGTCTTGCGGACCCCGTTGACCGAGCGGGTCACGGTGAAGGTCTGCTGGCCGCCGGTGAGCGCGCCGACCGCGGTCACGGTCATGACCTCCCCGTTGACGACGATGGCGAAGGGAAGGTCGGTGGTCGTCCAGGTGCAGGTGGACGGCGGGGTGACGTTGAAGGTCGTGGCGGTCGTCGTGGCGATCGCCGCGGACAGCACGGTGCCGTCCCCGCTGTAGCGGTCCCGGCCGGCGGCGTTGGTCCAGAAGGCGACCCGGTAGGGGCGCGCCGGCGCGGTGTTGAAGACGATCTTGTAGGAGCCGGGTTCGATGGTCTCCGTGTAGCCCTGGACCAGCTGGGAGACGTCGAACGGCGGCAGCCACGCCGGCAGGCCGGTCACGTCCAGGCGGTCGCCGAGCCTGAGCGCGAGGAACGCCGACCGGCGGCCGCTGGTGATTCGCGGGTCGGCCAGGTCCACGCCGATCTGCGGCCAGCGGGCCTCGTCCGTGGTGCCCAGCGCGACCCGCCAGGCGGCCTGGCCGAGGGCGTCGGCGTCGGACGCCAGGGACAGGGTGACCTCATCGTCGTAGACACCGACGGTCGCCGTGCCGAGCGGCCCGGCGGCCTGGGTGACCGTGGCCGAGGCGCCGCCGGCGCGGGTCACGGTGACCCGGTTCTGGATGACCGACTCGTCCTCGACGGGCTCGAAGGGCAGCAGCTGGTTCTCGACGTACGGGACGGTGGTCGGCGTCTGGCTGTACAGCGACTCCAGGGTCCGGTACTCCAGGTTCGTGGTGCTCAGCGGCTCGTAGAGGAACCCGCCGTCGGTGGCCTCGCACTGGCGCAGCAGGGTCAGCAGGTCGGCCACGGGCTGGTTGCCCATCAGCTCGGAGGCCGTGCCGATGACGGTGGACGTCAGGCCGGCCTCCGTGCACAGGCGCTGGACGCGCACGTGCGCCTGCTCGCCGGCGTTCGCGTTGAAGGGCAGCAGCACGTCCGGGGTGCTGCCGATGGTGCCCCGTTGGATCATCACGTGCCCGACGGCGGTCGCGCCGAGCGCGGCGGCGTTCGGGTTGAAGACGACGGACCCGACCCCGCCGAAGGTGGCCGTAGTGATCGTGGCCCCGACGGTCGACAGGGCGGTGTTCCCGAACCGCATGGCCGACGCCGTCCACTCCAGGTTCACGGGTGCGCCGGCCACGTTGCGGCCGGCGACGTAGACCCAGCAGGGCCGGTCGTCCACGCCGGTGATGATGGTCAGGCCGCCCATGGTGAGCGACCCGCCGGACGCCGTGCTGTAGAGCAGGTTGAGCGTGTTCCCGGCGCCGCCCGTGGCGGTCCCGGCGCCGACGATGGACGCGACGGTGACACCGGACGCCGTCCCGGCCGGGACCCGGACGACGAACCGGACCGTGCTCCAGGTGCCCAGCACGGTGTCGAAGTACGGGGTGGGCGCGGCCGTCAGCCGGGCGTTGCCGAGCGTCGGGAGAGCGCCGGACGACGGCAGGTCGGAGTAGTTGGCCAGGGTCGGGTTCCCCTGGACGTCGACGGCGCCGCCGGAGCCACGCTGCACGGCCATGGTGGCGGCACGGCCGTCCTCCATCGGCCAGTACGCCTGGACAAGGCTGCTGACGCGGGTGGTCTCGTGGCGGAACAGGGCCGACCGGGCCGGCGCGCCGGGCTGCCCGATCCTGACAAGCAGGCCGGCGGCCGCGACGTAGACCCGGGCGGACGGGGCGCCCTTCTTGGTCCAGCGCGGCCGCCAGGACACGACCTCCCCGTAGAACCGATCGAGCACGACGCCGGCGACGAGCTCGACCTGCACGCGGACCTTGGTGCCGCGGCCGACCTGGCCGTAGAGCGGGCTCGACGGGTTCCGCGGGGAGTACTTCCCGGTCGGGTCCTTCAGGCTGAACGACAGGCGGCCTGGGTCGGTGCGGCTGCCCTCGTCCCCGCGGCCGCGCTTGATCTGGACGCCGCTCTCGTGGAGCTCGGTCATCGGTACGTCGGTCCAGACCCCGCCGAGGAACAGGGCCACCTTCAGGAACCCGGTGCGGAACGGCGACAGGCCGCCCGGCAGCCACGACTCAGCCACGGGTCAGCCGCCGAGCACCAGCTGGACGTTCCCGCCGCGCTGCCGGATCGCCTTGCGGAGCAGGGTGAGCAGCAGGTCGTCCACGGCCGACCCCGCCGAGTCGATGGTGATGGTCGCGGCCGCTGCGGCCGCGGGTGTCCCGCCGGCGGCCGGCTGCAGGGTGGCCGCGGTCATGCCGGCGGCCGCCCGGCGGATGCTCGCGGTCTGGTCCTCCAGGCCGAGCGCGAGGCCCTGGGCGGTCCACTGGCCGTACGTGCGCATCAGCCGGGACGGCGACGCGAGGCCGAGCGCGGACCGGATCGGGCCGGGCACCGTGGACGCGATGAACGACCGGACCTTCCCGACCAGCCACCCGTTCAGGGACCGGATGCCGTTCCACAGGCCCTGGACGATCGCCTGCCCGGCAGACGTCAGCATGCTGCCCGCGCCGCTGAAGGCGGCCCGGATCGCCCGGGGGATCTCGGCCACCTTCGCCTTGATCGTGTCCCAATGCCCGCTGACGACCCGGACGGCGATGCCGATGGGGCCGGTGATGATGGCGAGCAGAAGCGGCCAGTTGCTCTTGACCCAGTTCCACGCCGCGGCGGCCGCGGCCCGGACCCCGTTGAAGGCTCCGGTGACGATGGCCCGGAAGGTCTCCGAGCGCTTCCACGCGATGACGATGGCCGCGACCAGCGCGGCGATAACCACGATCACGATGCCGATGGGGTTCGCGGTGAGAGCGGCGTTCAGCAGCCACTGCGCGCCGGTCCACACCGTGGTGGCGGCCGCGGTCGCCATCTGAGCGGCCCGGGCCGCGACGCTGGCCGCCGTCGAGCGCACGGTGGCGATGCCCGTGGTGATCGTCGCCTTGCTCATGTTCATCAGGGCCGGGACCACGAAGTTGGCCATGCCGCTGGCCAGGTCGGCCCACCCTTGGATGTACGCCGCGAGGCCGACCTTCCCCGGTCCCTGCATCACGGTGGCCGCGCCGTCGATCGTGTCCTTCAGGCCTAGGATCCGCTGCTCGCTCGCGTCGGCCTTCTCACCCAGGCCCTGCAGGCCCCGGGCCGTGTCGTCGGACTGCCGCTTGATCGACCGGCCGAAGTCGGCCGCGCCCGCCGTCGCCTGCTCGGCGTCGGCGATCAGGCTGATCTTGACCGGGCCGGCCATCAGTACCCCCGGGCCTTGCGCGCCGCGGCCGCGGCCTCGCGCAGCGCGGCGCGCTCGCCGAGCGTCAGCGCGCGGTACTGGTCCGGCAGGAACGACATCCCGACCTCCACGACGAACTCGGCGTACTGCCGGTCCTGTTCCTCGCGCAGGCTCGGGTCCTCGTCGTCGGCGTCGTCCGGGCGGCGGAAGCGGCCGGTGACGTCCTCCAGCGGGAGCAGCATCACCTTGCGGAAGGCGTCGGCGTCGGCCAGGCCTGCGCGCTTCTCCACGATGAACAGCAGCGGCCGCATCAGGGCGAAGCCGTCCTCGGCGAACGTCTTCAGCTTGGTCCTGAAGTGCTGTTCTATGGCGATCTGGTCGAAGCCGTTCAGGCCCCGGAACAGGGCGTCGGCGTCCAGCAGGTCGTCCGGCTCGTCCCCCGGCTCGGTCACGACAGTCCCACCTTCCTGATGGCGCGGTCGGCGCCCTGGTCGAGCAGCTGGACGGCGCGCGCCGCCAGCTGCGTGTCGACCCGCTGGAGGTAGCGGGCCGGTCGGACGTTGCGTGCCCGCCAACCGTAGTTGATGACGCCGGCGTAGACGAGCGTGGACGTCACGGAGGCCTTGCCGGGGCCGATGCTCGGTCGGTGGCTGGCCGCGAGGCGCCCGGACCGCTTCGGCGCGAACGACGAGGCGAGCCGGGCACCTTCGCGGGCGATCTCGTCCATGGTCTCGGGCATGTCCTGGAGCTCGGTCTCCAGCCGCTTCAGGGCGGCGGTGACCTCCGTCAGGCCGGAGACACGGACGGTGGCCACGTCAGGTCAGCGGGACCTGCACCAGGGCGCAGGTGACCGTGGCCGTGATGCTGTGGGCCACGGTGATCAGGCCCGTGGTCGGGTCGGCCAGCGACGACGGCAGCGGGCCGATCATCCGGTCTCCCGTGGACGCCGGCACGGTGACGGTGAAGGCCTGGCCCTGCTGGCCGGCCGGGGTCCGGCCGGCGTCGGTGACGGTGACGACGTCAGCGGCCGCGTTGCCGTTCTTGACGTGGAGGAACAGCAGCGACCCGATGACCGGGGCGATGGTGTCGGTGGCCGCGACGGCGCCGTAGGCCGGCGCCAGGCCGGCCCGGGAGACGACCTGCGGGGCGAGCAGTGCCATGGGTGTTCCTCTCTCAGGACGTGGCCAGCACGGGCTTGCCCGTGCAGTCCCACTCGAAGTCGGCAGTGAAGTACTTCGTGGGCGAGGCGTCGGCGTCGCCTCCGATGAAGTCCCCGTCGGGCTCCATCACGATCACGCTGCCGGAGAACTTCGGCTGAGCGGGCGACGCGATGCCAGACACGGGCCGGCCGTTGGGCCACACTTCGTACGGGAGGGTCTGGCCGGCGCTGGCCCAGGCGAAGAACCACAGCGCCGTGGCGGCGTTGTCCTGCTTCAGGGTCAGCACCAGCTTGTACTTGCGCAGGCCGCCGGCGGCCGCGTCGGCGAACGACACGAAGTCGGCGTCCGTCTCGGCGCTCTTGATCCGCACCTTCGACACGGTGCCGGTGAAGTCGGCGTTGTTCGCGCGGAAGACGAGAGAGCGGGTGCCCCACTCGGCCATCAGGAATCGACCTCCAAGGTCAGGGTGACGATCAGGGCGTAGAGAGCGGCCGGCTCGACGTCGCCGGCGGGCAGGGTGACCGGCTCGACCGTGACGTCTCCGGCGTGCAGGGCTCCGGTCGTGAGCGCGTTGAGCAGCGGCACGGACGACGCGGCGAGGAACTCGGCGGCCTTCCGGTCGTCGTCGCCGAGGACCAGGACGGCGGTGAAGGTGCAGTCCGCGGTGCGCAGCATCTGGCCGATGCTGACCCGGCCGACGTTGACCCACCCGACGCCGGCGCGGACCGGGGTCGCCGGCACGGTGCCGACGGTGAAGCCGAGGCCGGTCGCGGTGAGCGCGGCGGCCACGGCGGCCTGCTGGTCCCGGATGCTCGCCATCAGCCGACCCTGAACACGCGGTACGGGGCCTCCAGGCGGCCGACCTCCGGGTCCTTCTGCGGGACCTTCGTGACGGTGGCGCCGCCGTCGAACGCCGTCCACTGGCCGAGCTTCACGGCGCGCGCCGCCAGGTTCCGCGCGACCCGGCGGTAGAGGGCCTCCCGAAGGTCCGGGGGGTACTCGGCCGGGATCCGGCAGGCCTTGCCCTGCGCGGCGAGCTCGGCGGCCAGGGCGCCGGCGACCGCGGCCGACGTCCAGGTCGTCGGGCCGGACGACGCCAGGTAGTCCTGGACTTCGGCGAGGGTCGGGACGGCGCCGACCTCGAGGGCCTCCACCCGGAACGTGGCGACGCCGACGAGGGCGCCGGACGCGGTGAGCGTCGCGGTGTGCCAGCCGGGCGCGTTCAGCACGTAGGACGCCGACCACAGGCCGACCGACGTCTTGACCGGGGTCGGGTTCGACGTCGACGTGTCGGGCCGGGTGACGACCGCGGCGAGCGTGGCGTCCTCCAGCTGGTCGGTGACGTCGTCGCGGAGCTCGACGGCCAGGACCCAGGTGTCCCCGACGTCGAGCCGCCCCGTGTCGGGGCTGACGGCGATGACCGGCACGGGGCGGCTCCCTTCGTCTGGTCGGGCTGGTCGGGCTGGTGGGGCTGGTCAGGACTCGGACGGCGCGGGCGGCACGTAGCCGTCCGGGAGCGGCTCCCACACGCCGTCCTCGCGCAGTCCGTGGCCGCCCGCGAGGGCGACGTAGACGGGCTGCTCGGGCTTCTTCTTGCCGGCCATCAGGTGACCGTGAGCCGGATCGCGGAGAAGCCGGCCGGGCGCAGGACGGCCGCCGCGAAGTACCCGAACAGGGCGACGTCGATGTTGGCCGGACCGGCCACCTCCTCGTAGCGGAAGGTGAGCAGCGGGGACTCCCACACCCAGGCGTCCATGGCGTTCCACATCAGCGTGTCGAAGTCGGCGGCCGTGTTCGACGTGATCGACCAGGCGGGGACACCGGGCAGGCCGTCGATGTCGAAGGCCTGGTCGAGGATCGCGACCGTGCCGGAGGCGTTCGTGGCGCCGATCCGCGGGAGCAGCGGCCGGCCCGTGCCGTCGACCGCGGCGGCCAGGGCGCGGGTCGCCTCCTGGGACAGGACGAGCCGGTCCGGGCGCGCGAAGCGCCGGAACGGGAAGTCCACGATCTGCTGCCGGAGTGCCGCGACGAGCAGCGCGCCCTCGTCCGCGTTGGAGCCGAGCGTGCCGCCGGCGGCCTGCGCGACGACGGCCGCCCCGGACGGGACGAAGCCGGCCGTGATGGTGCCGCCGGCGCCGTTCGCGCCGTTCAGCAGCGTGTAGACGGTCGCCTCGGTGTTCTGGCTGTAGGCCTCGCGCATGGCCGCGGAGGCGATCGCGTCGATGGCCGGGTTCGCGGCGTCGATGACCTCCCGCGTGATGCGGAAGCGGCCGGAGACCGCGCCCGGGGTGACCGTGATTGCCGACCCGAAGGTGAGCGTGCCGTCCGTCGGGTTCGTGCCCTCGACGTGGGCCGCGGCGCCGCCGGTCGCGGAGCTGAACCGCGGCACCGTGAACGGGGTGGCGTCGGTGATCGTGCCGCTGCTCATCAGGTCGGCCAGCGGCCGGCCCTGGAAGAGCTGCGGGACGTAGAGCTCGGGCCGGTAGCCGGGCGGGATGACGGTGGAGCCGACGGTGCGGTTCACGGTGGCGAAGGACTGCAGGTCCCCGCCGTTGAGGGCGAAGGCCTCGACGCGGGCCGCGGCCTCGGCCTGCTGCGCTTCGAACTTCCGCAGGCGGTGCGCGGCGTCGTCGGCCTGGGTCGGGTTGCCGTTGCGGCGGTGCCACAGGTCCCGGATCAGGGACGGGCCGTGGCCGGCCGCGAAGCTGTAGACGGCGGGCTCGGTGACCTGAACGCCGAGCGCGTGCCCGGCGGGGACGTGCTCGCGACCGGTGATCTGCGGCGCGGACAGGAGGGTCTCGACGGCGGTCGCGAGGCGGTCCACGGCGGCGGTGAAGGTCGTGTCCGGCGCGGCGGCCGGGGCGGCGGGAGCCTGCGGCTCGGTCGTCGCGGTGGTCATGGCGGTCCCTTCGTGGGTGAGTGCGACGGCCGAGAGTCGGGCGTCGTCGAACGCTGGGTCGGCGGTGAGCGTGGCGCGGACGAGGGTAGCGGCGGTGACGAGCGTGCCGCCGTCGTTGGCCGGGTCGGGGATGGCGTCGGTGATGCGGACGACGGCGGACAGGCCGTCCAGGGCGCCGTCCGCGGCGAGGGCCAGGGCCTCGTCCCCGGCCGGCGTGCGGGCCACCTTGAAGGACGCGGTGACGCCGGGCCGGTCGGACTCCACCTTCGTGGCGGATCCCAGCAGCTGGCCCAGGTCGTGCTCACGGTCCAGCTTGATCCGGGAGACGGCCGCCTTCTGCCAGGTGACGGACCCTTCGGCGAACCGGATCCGGCGCTTGTCGGACGTCGGCACGTTGAAGGGCAGCAGCAGCCCGGAGACGGTGCGCTTCTCCTGGTCGGCGCGGAACTCCAGGTCCGCGCCGGCGAAGGCGAGGGTGACGACGTCGCCGGCGGCCGCGGTGAACGACGTCAGGCCGGCGATGGCGTGCCGTTCGGCGGTCTGCTGCACGGTGGCTCCCTGCTGCGGGACGGCGGGCGAGGGGGCCGGCGCAGCGGGAGCCGTCCCGGGGGTGACGGCTCTCCGCTGCGCCGGGGTCAGGTCGGGCTTGTCCTCCAGCGCGCGGATCTCGTCGCCGGCGAGCGCGCCGACCTCCAGGCCCAGCGCGTACGACTGGTAGCGGCTGAGCGTGTCGGTGCGCAGGAGGCCCTCGAAGGCGAACCGGACGTACGACCCGCGCGGGGTCACGTCGCCCATGGACAGCCGGTCCTGGATCGCCGAGACGTACGGGCCGAGCGTGAAGTCCAGGAACGACTGCCGGCGGTCCTCGGCGTTGAAGTACGTCCGGCTGGTCGTGCTCACGCCCAGGTCTTCGGCGTCCAGGCCGGCGGCGCGGGCGATCTCCAGCACGGCGTGCTGCCGGGACTCGGCCAGTTGGATCTGCTCGGGGGTCATGCCCACCGTGTTGAGCTTCAGCGCCGACCCGACGTAGCCGGTCGCGCGGGTCGTCCGGGCGATCGCCCAGGCGTCGAGCGCGGCCTGGACCTCTTCGTCGTCCGGGTCGGCGCCGTCGTTCGGCGTGAAGTACGCCGGCGGGACCGGCTCAGCGGCGTACCGTCCGGCGGCCGCGTCGAGCAGCAGGCACGTGCGGATGGCGCGGGCGGCGGCCTCCAGCAGGCCCGGGTTCGGACTGTCGAACCGGATCAGCTGCGCGTCCGTCTTCAGGACGCCGTTGACGTAGACCTTGCCGTCCGGCTGGACGAAAACTTCGGACGGGTCGCGCCGCTGGACGACTGCTGGGAAGCCGTCGAAGCCGAGCGTGAGCACCTCCCACCAGGCGACCTCATCGAACAGCAGGTCTTCCACGAGGCGGGTCATCGTGACGCTGCGGGGGACGCCGAGCTCGGGCTGATCCAGGAGCCGGTTCGGCCTGATCGCCCGGTCCGGCCCGTGGACGTGCAGCGGCAGGCCGCCGAGGACCGGGCAGATCAGGTTGCGTGCGCGGAGCACGGCGGGGACCGACAGCGCGTCGCGGCGGGTCGCCTTCGGAACCCAGGCCGACGCGGTCACGCCACCCTGCGTCATCTCGGGCGGGACGACGACGGCGAACGATGCGGTCCGCACCGTCTGGCCGGCCTGCGCCGGCGTCGTCTCCTGCGGCCGCCGCCGCCACCACGCCACGTCTCTCATCGTACGGGTGTTCGATGGCGGATCACGACAGCGGGACGTCGGGCGCGTTGGCGATTCTCTAAACCCGGGGGAGCAGGACGACGGCGCGGCGGGCGGCGGCGCGCGCCGCCTGCGCCGCCCACACCGCGGCCTTGACGGCGTCGGCCCGGCCCGTGGACCGGATCCGCGGTCCGTCGGCGCCGGGCGACGTGCGCAGCGCCAGCACCTGCCCGCTCAGGGCATCCCCGCCGTCGTGCCGGACCGCGTCGTCGCGGAGCAGCCCGGACAGGTCCGCGACCGCGGCGCGCACCGCGAGCTTGGCCGGCGTCGCCTTGCCCTTCCACGCCGGGTCCTCGGCGATCGACGCGCCTACCGTCGGCCGCTTGCGACACCTGTAGCCGGCGACGAGGGCCGCGGCCGCGGAAACGTCCGGCGCGTCGGTGACGGCGACCAGGGCGCGGCCGTCGACCTTCCACGCACGAGCGACCGCGACGACGTCTTCGCCCGGCCAGCCCTCCACGGCCACGGCGTCCGGCGGCCGCGCCGGCGGCGCCGCGACAAGGGCGCGCCAGTCGTCGCCGGCGACGATCGGCGCGCCGGCCTGCGCGAGCGCCGGGCGCAGGTTCCACCTGTTCAGGTACTGCGCGGTGAAGCCGGCCATCGGGTCCGGGTCGTCGGCCTCCGGGTCGGCCTCCCCGTTCAGGGCCGCGGCGTACTTCGCGGCGATCATCCGGCCGCGGGCCTCCGTCCAGTGCGGGGACGCGGCACGCCACGTCTCCGGGTCGCCCGGGTCGGCGTCCGGCGCGGCCGCCCACAGCAGCAGCAGCGTGCTCTCGTCGTCGCCGGCGAGGGCCTGGGAGATCCGGCGCCGCATCAGCGACGACGCCTTCCGGTGCGCCGTCGACGTCAGGTGCAGCTGCGGGCTCGGCCGCTCCAGGGTCGCCGGCTCCATGCCCTCGTCCACGGCGGTCGGGTCCACGCCCCATCCTTCGTCCACCATCCCGAGCGAGACGTCGTAGCCGTAGACCGAGTGCATGGCCCGGGCCAGCCATCGGTCCCCGGTCGGTGTCTCCAGGGCCTCCTTGCCGTTGGCGCGGGTGACGACCCACCCCGCGGAGTCCTCGGCCCAGCGCCACGCGGCGCGTTGGATCTCGCGGACGATCGCCACGTCCTTCCCGGTGTGGACGACCAGCTGGGGCTCGCCGAACAGGCGGCCGCCGTGCGCCAGGCGCCACAGCGCGACCCCGCGCAGCCGCACGGACTTCCCGGCGCGCCGCGGCGCGGACTCCACGACGACGGGCCAGACGAGCTCGCCGGCCTGGTCGTGCTCCAGCTGCCGGGTGATGGCCAGCCGCTGCCACCAGCGCAGGGTGATGCGCTGCGTCGACTCCACCCAGGCGCAGGCCTGCTCACCGTACGAACCGACGGCGCGCGGGTGCGGCGGCGTCATCGCCAGCGGCGGCGCCGCGTCGGCCGGCGGGTCCAGGAGACCCTCCAGCCACGGCGTGCCGGCAAGGGCGTCCCGGTCCCACTTGAGCCGATCCGGGACGACCACGGCGCCGTCCGGCGCGGCCGGGGCGGATCCGGCGCCATCGGGGAGAGAGACCGGAAGG